GCGACACCGGGAGCCGCGATACTCTGAATACCGTAGGCGTACTCATTGATCTTAGCAAACTCTACCACATAGGGTATCAACCCCGCGTAGAGTTGTTTCGTGCGCAAAGAATACAGGCGTATCTTACCATCCCAATGCCTACTCTTGTAGGAAGGATTGAAGCGTGCGCCGGGGACTGTGAAGGTGAAGAAATCAGATAGCTCTTGCGCTATCGCAGGTTCACATTCTACCTTCGCCCATACGTTATTGAGTTGTTCAATGAGTAGGTCTGTCAATGCTGCCCCTGAATGAACCGCTCCCATGCCATGTATTCCTTCATCTGCCATGTGCGGTTGTTGAGTTCTTTCATGACGTTGATGCAGAAGTTTACGCACTGCTCATGAACTGCGACGGCATCCTCGCGCACCTGAATGTCAGGATCCGCATCCATGTATACCGACAAGTCGGACTTGAGTGTGAATGCGAACGGCTCCAAGCCAAGATCAATGAGTTCCTGCTGTGAAAGCTTGCCGTTGTAGTACATCCACTTGAGCTTGCGCATCTTGGATAGCTCGTTTTCCTTGCGGCGCTTCGCGAGATTATGAAGTGAAATGAACTTGTTGTACTTGGAGTGCAGCAAGGGAATGCGAATCATTTCCTTACCGGGTTCCGTAATATCAATCTTGGAATCAGCATCCCAAAATTCGATCAGTTGTTCAAGGGTGGGCGCTTCAAATTTGCTCATGGTATAGTTCCGTAGCCATATGGACACAATTGGTAGCCATAGTATAACAGAAAACTCTAAGGAAATCAAATCCTTTCGATGTTATAGTAACTGTACCTAAACGTAGCGTCCACGGTGATGATGTTCTCAGCCGAGTCGAGGCTGCTAAATTGAATTGATCCTAGAGTTGTAGGAAATACATCCTTGTACTGAACTCTAATATTTGGATTGTTCTTATTGGTATAAATGGTAACGGAGCAATCCGAGTATTGTGGCGGCAGTTTACCTAGATTACCCCGACTCACTACGTCCTTGAACTGCCTGCCCATTCTGGCGTACTCTTCGAATTCCTTGGGGAAGGTCATGGCTCGCAGCCAATCGTGAATCGCTTCCCAATCGCGAAGGTCTTCATCCACCAACATCGTCACGTTGAGGGTATCGTAGATAGCCTTCTCGCCGGGAACGTACAGGTCTACGAACGGCGTATTTCGCATCACTTCGGTCAGGGAGATCCCCGGCAAATTGACCGTCTGACAGAAGAACGTGAGTCCCGGCAGGCGTGTGAAGTTGAGTTTGAACTTCGTGCTTTGCAGGATATCACGATTGGATGGATTGCGTTCGATTGCACTCATGGTGGATTCCCATATTGGGTGGATTCATACCTATTTAGGGAACAATAAAAAGGGGCAGTGTTTCCACTGCCCCTAGGGATTGGGCTTGCGCCCTAGTTATTGTTTCAGTCAGATTATCCGACGAGGTTGAGAACCGCAAACTTACGGTAGTAAGTGTTGGTGTGGTTGGTCAACGTGCCGGAAACCGTGGTTTCTGCACCCTGCTGCGAGTTGCCGAATGGGTTCTGTACCAGACCGTAACGAGTCTTGAAGCCGATCTTAGGCTGGAAGGTGTCAGGGTTGATAGCACGAACCATCTGCAATGGCACGTATGGGCAGTAGAACACGCCTGCGTCGTAAGGGGTTGCACCCTTGTAACCGACAACAACGTAGTCCGATCCGGTGATCGAATATGGGTCTACGTAGACCTTGAGGCGACCGAATAGCGTACCTGCGAAGGTGTTGCCAGTGTCGTCAACCGCGAGGTTGGTGTTGTTGGTGAGCGCACCCTGATAGTCCAGAAGACCAGTCATGGACAGAGCCGAAGCAACGTCCGTAGACACGATCAGAATGTTGCCCTTGCCACGGCGAGTGTCCTTAGCAATCTTGTTGCTTGCGCGCTCGATTGCGAACAGCAGACCCTTGAACTTTTCAACTGCCCAACGACCAGTGGTGTCGGTAGCGGAGTTCAGGTTGAATGCTGCGGTGGACGTTCCGAGGTAGCCGACGTTAGCGACAGCGTAGATGGTACGGATAACTTCGCGGTTGATTTCCGCAAGGATTTCCGTGGACAGGATGTTCGAAAGCTCGGCTTCCGCATCCAGACCATGAATTGCCTTGAGGTCTTGTGCGAGTTCCAGAGTGTACTCAGCCTTGAGCGCACGGGTCTTAGCGACAACCGAGATACGCTCAATGGAGAAGCCCATCTGTGCCATGCCAGTGCCGAGGTCTTCACCCGTAGCCGTAGACATGCCAGTACCAGTGTTAGCCAGTACAACGTTAGCGAGGTTAGCTGCGGAGCCGAGGCTACCGAGGTTGTCCTTGCCAAGCATTGCGGTGCCGTGTGCGCCAGTACCAGACCATGCGGTGTTAGCTTCATTGAAGAAAGCTTCTGGTGCCGTGTTCAGCCAACCGTTGCCGGTGTTAGCATACTTAGCCTGCATAGCGAAGATCAGTCCGGTTGGACCCGTCATTGGCTGCACGCCGCAAACGTCATACGCCATCAGGTTAGGAAGAGCGCGGCGAACGAGTCCGATCAGAATAGGATCGAAACCCTTGATGTTGCCTTCGACGCCGTTCGTAGGAGACATACCGCCGCCGACGCTGTTAGGCACGGCTTCGAACATGTTACCATAAGCAGCGGCTTCTTCGCGCATTGCCTTTTCTTGGTTCTCAAGAATAACAGCCGTAACTGCCTTCTTGTATGGGTCGCTAATCTTAGCGAGTTCAGGGTGGTCCAGAACTGGTGCCCACTTCTTTACATAGGTTTCTGAGAGATACATTTGTTTACTCCTTAGAGGATTGGGTATTTAGCAAATTACACTTTTGGAAGTGTCTTGCTGATTGCTTGTACATAACGATCCATGACAGGGCTTACTTCCGGCTGCGCCTCAGTCTCTACGAGAGCCTGTGGAGCTTCACTAATCTTCTTGCCAGTTGGGAAGTAATTCTCGCGAATCACTGCGAGCTTTTGCGAATACTCACCCTCTGTGGTGAACTGTACGCTCTCTGCGAGCGACTTGATCTTTGCGACCTGCACTTCGGTCAATCCTGCGCACGTTGCGCGAAGGATTTCGACAGCCTTAGACTCGTTCAGAGCCTTGGTCAATTCTTCTGTCTTCTTGACCTGTTCAGCAAGTTCCTCTTCCTTCTTGGCAACCTGTGCTGCCAGTTCGTCTACGAGGTTTACCTTGTCTTCTGGAACTTCGATGTAGTGTTCCGTGAACAGGTTCTTGAGTCCGTTGATGAAGTCTTCGGCAATCTCTGCACGCAGACCAGACTCAACGGCTAGCTTGTTTTCTTCCATCCACTGCTCGACCACGTAGTTGAGATACTCATCTACCTGATCCGTCATCTGAGCTTCTAGCTCACCGACAGTGGACTCCATGATTGCTTCGTTTTCCGTAGCAATCTTCTCTACGATGCTCTCGACGCGGCTGCGAACAGCAGCTTCGAAAATCGTCGTAGCCTTAGTCTTGAACTCTTCGGAAAGAGTCTCGCCTGCAAACAGGGCATCAATATCCTCTGCACAAGAACCCATGTTCTCAGTGACAAGCGACTTGAGTGCTTCCTTACGTGCAGCTTCGACTTCCTCAGCCGTCAGTTCTGGTGCTGCGGGTTCCTCGGTGGACTGCTCTTCGGTAGTCTCTTCCTCGGTGGTTTCCTCTGCAACAACCTCAGTACCCTCTTCCGTTTCGTCGGCTTCTGCAAGTGCTGCAAGTTCAGCAAGCTCTTCCTCGGACAGTGAATTCAGATACTCTTCGATTTCTTCTTCGGTCAACTCAGGAAGATTCTCTTCCTCAGTCTCTTCCTTGACAGGATTTTCCTGCTCTTCTTCCGTCTTGTTCACGACAGCGACGGTCTTCTTAGAACCTTCGGCGGGTGCGCCTTGAGTACCGGGCTTAGGTGCTTCCTTAGCTGCTGCCGATGCCTTTACGCCAATTGCTTCTGGCTCCGTGGTAGGCGTCTGCCCACCAAGGTCTTGTACCTGTGCGCCGCCTGAAACCATAGGATCCTGCTTGGAAGAACCAAGGGACGCCTTGAGAATTTCAGCGGCAGATTCGGTGATTGACTTGCTCATTGCTTGCTCCTGTAGAGGATAAAGTTATTTAGTGATTTCAAAGTTTTGACAAGAAATTCTCAAAGATACGCAGAGATATCTCTTCGATTTGCTTGGTCTTTGCCTTCTGGATTTCATCGTAATACTCAACAATGGACACTTCCTTTACGATGCCATTGTCCCAAATCCATTCCTTGCCTTCCATGATACCTTGTACAAAGGCTCCCGGTGCAGATGGATCTGCCACAATATCCGCCGCTGTAGCGAGATAATAATCGTCTTGGACCATGTTCGTGCCATTGACTTCCTTGAGGGAACCCATGCCACGCGAGGAAACTCCGAGAGTAGCTCCACCTTCAAGGAGGCTCTTGGCAATCTTTCCCATAGGCGTTTCAAGAATCTTCGCCTTTCCAATGAACGTGGCACCCTCTTGTTTGAGGTTGACAATCAGGTGCGAAACACGGTCCAAGTTGATAGATGGAGTTTCTGGATGCCCAAGCTCACCGAATGCACGATTCTTCGTGATATACTCTTCGTTGTAGCGACGGACTTCCTTCTCCAAGATGTTCTTTGGGTATACGCGACCATTGCGGTTCTTCTGTTCACCGACAAGAAATGGTCCGGTAATGAACAGGCTCTTCACACCGTTCTTTTCTTCGGTGATCACCTTTACATCTTCGATGGTTTCGGTAATGAGCTTCATTCGTTACACCCCTAGTGCTGCTCTTTTTCTCATTGAGCGTTTACGCTTGATCATAGCGCGTGCCATCTTAGCCTTGCGCTTGACCTTACCCTTGCGTGCCGCCATCTTGCGCTTCTGGCGCTCCTTGGACGACATGCGAACTAACTTGCCACCGCGAATCGTATAGCCGGGACGAGTCGAGACTTTCTTCTTTCTCTGAATCTTGCCGCCGCGCACACGCGCTCTTACGATCTTGAAGTTCGCTTCCGCAAGCTGCACAGCAAGGTGTTCCTTGAACGCCTCTAGCTTTGCGTTAGCAACCTCATCCAATTTTGCAAATAGGTTATCCATTAGTGGTACCTATCAACACTGGCTCTTCCTCGGAGTTTCCTGCGGATCCACCGTAAGGAACCGTGAAAGTCAAATTGTATTTATCATTTGTGTACAGCGCAACATGCTTTCCATCAGGGAAAATGCGAATACCCCTACGTCGAAGCACTAGCATCGGCGCAGGAATAGCCTCGTCCTTTAGACGCTTTTCCTCATTCAACTTAGAGCGAAGTTGCTTGAAGTCCATTACTTGAATCTCTTGATTCTCTGTAGAACCTGATTGAAATCGGCAGGGTTTGCTTCTAGCGACTGACCGAGTGGCACGCCTGCGGAGGTCATGCTCTGTACCGCAATTGCCTTGTTAGGTGCAAGCTTGCGCATCAGCATGTAGCCGGGAGTCTTAGGATTCTTCGCAGCGAGCTTACCGAAGTCACGGTGTCTGCGTTGCACGACGAATGTTGGTCAACACGTTGCGATTCAGTTGTGCGTTGCTTGGAGCCGATCCCGGTTCCAGTGCTTCGTTTACGCCTGCTGCTGCATAGAAACGCTTGTGATCAAAGCGTGGATTCTGCTGCTTGAACAGGGACGCATGATGCTGTGCGAGTTCCTTGCGCTTTGCTTCGTCTGGAATGTTCTTTAGGAGGTCTGCGACTTGCTGAAAGTGCTTGCGAGTAGGACCACCTTCTACGATGGTTTCCTCACCCTGTAGCTTGGCGCGATTCTTGACAGTCTTGC